GCGTTTTACTGCCCGCTCGGCAGCGACAGTTGCTTCCTGCAAGGCACGCTGACGACGCTGTTCGTCGGTTTCCTCGGTGACACGAGGCGGAGCAACAGGCTGTGGTGCGTTGCGGCTAAATGGGCTGCCGTAAACAGCCATGATTATGCGTATTCGTTATAGACAGTTGAAGTACCAGTCCACGGGTCCATATTCACACGAGAACCCTTCGGAGGCGATTTTGTGCCACCCGTACCAGCGGGCGGCACAACTGGCTGTACTGCGGCTGGCGGCAACGCCGCCTGAATAGCAGCCAACGCAGCCCTGCGAGCCTTTTCCAGTTCAGCCGCATAATCAAACGCAGGCTCAGGCATCGTCGGCATCGGAGTCGGACGCTCAATCGGCGCATACCCAGCCTGCTGCGCCCGAGCCTGAGCAGCCTGTGACTCAAGAGACGCAACCTCGGAAGCACGCTGCTGAGCAATCTGCTGAGCCAACTGGTCAAACTGCGAACGAATACCCTGCCCGACACCAAACTGGCGACCAGCCAAATCCTGACGAGACTGAGCCGCAGCAAACCTGCCAGCATTCTGCAAAGCCTTCAGATAATTCTCCTCACCCACATTCAACTGGCTCATAGCGCCACGGGTCAAAGCAGCCAACTGTGCCGCAGCCTGACGAGACTGCTCGGACTCCGCTTGGACTCCAGCCGTGGACGCACCCTCGGCAGCCAACCCAGCCAACAGCGGATTCTGAACCTGACCCAACTCCACCAACGGCACATTCTGATACGCCTGAGTCGCAACCAAATCACGCAACAACGCCTGCTCGGCTTCACCAATCGTCGTCTCACCACGCTGAGCCGCCTCAGCCAACTGGCGCAAAGCAGCCTCACGCTGCGCCTCAACCTGACGACCATAAACATCGTACTGCGAGCCAACCTGCTCAGCCTGACCACCATAAATGCGTGCCACCTCAGCCAACGCATTGAACTGAGCCGCACGCTGAGCATCTTCCTCAGCCTGACTACGGGCAGCCTGAGCGTCGGCACGCTGCTGCTCCAAACGACGCAAATACGACTCATAATCACGGTCAGCCTGCGCCTGAGCCATAGCCAACGCACGCTCCTGAAGGTCCAACCGTGCCTGAAAAGCGTCCTGCTGAGCAGGAGTCAAAGACCCTACGGATGCCTTCTTCTTAGCCATCACCAATACCGATTCTGTTCCTAGAAGCCCTGAAACTCACGCAAAGCAGCCGCATCAGCCATAATCTGCTGCTGCTTGGACAACTGAAGTTCATTCAAGTAAGCATCCAAACTGGCTTGTTGACCCGCCTCAATCGCCGCAATGTTGTTCAACTCCTGCTGCATATCCTCGGTCTCCCGACCCAACTGGCGTTGCAATGTCTCCGCATACTTCGCCAAACCCGCACGGCGAACGCCGCTGCGGACATTCGGACCCCCGAAACCACGCCGACCAAAACTAGCCTGAACAGGACGATACCCTTCGGTACCCATCCGTTGAATGTCGGCAATGTTGCGTGTGCCACGCTGCTGACCAAGAAACGCCGCCTGCTGGTTAGCCAGCGACTCTGCGAGTCGCCGCCTCCGTGCCTGCGCCCCAGCAATACCTTCAGCCATAATCAGTAACCCTTTGCTCTAGCGTTTTGAGACTTCAGAATCGTTACCTCGTTACGCAACTCGTTTATTTCGGCAACCAACATATTCAACGCCATACGCAAAATATCCTTGTCGGCACCAGTCAAAGCATTGACAGACGGCAACTGGAACGGTTCACGCATTATGCAAACACCTGCGAACCCAACACCACCGCAGCCGAATCACCCGCAGCCAACTGCGAAGCAACATTCGCATCCAACTTGCTGTAAGTAATCGCCCCGTCGTCAATGTTCACACCAGACGAAATACCCTCAACGAAAGTCTTGACAGCCGTAAAGTTGGCGTTCACCTCCGTCGCCACAGCGACGGTACCGTTGACAAATGTGTTTGGAATACTAAGAGTTGCCATTGTTTATCCTTTGATTCTCCTGCCTTGATACTTGTAACCGATGCTGTTTATGCCCCACGATTGACCAGCGGGACCAGTCAACTGAATCTGGACAGCCCTAGCAAGACCCAGATTTTTGCCCGTGACCACCGCACTCGTGGACAAACCAGAACCCCACTCGTCACCCCACAAATCGGTACCCCAAACCAAACCAGCCGCAGGCGGAGTAACGGTCAAATCGTAAGCACGACGCTCGTTGCCCGTACCATCCTCATAATCGTGGTACACCTTGACATTGATGGCGGACTGCACCGACGGTTCCTTCACGACAAAGTCTGGACGACGAAACATCTTCTTCTGCATGAACGACCCGCCATCAAACCACTTCGTCTTGTAGTAACTCGTAAAGTTTGCGGTAGTCCCAGTAATGTTATCCACATCAACCGTATATTTATCAACCCGCAAAACTCTGGGCTGATTCGGATGAATCATATAATAAAGATTCGTTTCACTGCTGTCGGTGTAATCGCATCCGCTGATTAGCCCGTATCCGTCAGATGACTGGAACATGGTCCATGCCCCAGCCCGTCCGATGGACGGGTCAAACACAAAATTGACCTTGGGTGTGGTGACGGTCGTTTCGGGGTCGTATGGCGCAGACATCCACAACTTCTTGTTCACCCAACTCAGAGTGATGGCGGACGGCGCAGCCGTATTCAACTGCCCCGTGTCAACCGCTGGACGAATCGGGTCAAACACATCAATCAAACGAGAACCATCAAAAAAGAACAAACCCTCAGGATTGCTGAAAAAATACACGCCAGTGTCGGCTACCGCCATACCACGGTGCGACACCGCACCCAACTTGGACGACAACTGCGCCAACCTGAAATCGCCAGAATCATAGCCATATAGGACGAATATGGCTTGCGGCTTGAATATGACCAGCGCACCAGCAACCACAGCCATACCACGAATACCAGTTCCACCAGCGGCAATCTCAACATAATCCGTTTCAGCCCAATCCTCGGGCTGGTCCTCGTGCGACCAATGCACACGGTTCGGGTAATTCGTCCCACTGATAGTCAAGTTTGCCGCAAACATTTTGTTTGCGTGGACACACAAATGCTCGCATTTTGGGAAAACATTGCCCGTCGGACTGTTGTAGTTGTTGCTCCAGTTCGTCGTTGACAATGCCGTCAATGCTGTCGCATAAGTGTCCGTAGTCTGCCAACGATAACCGTTGGCTGCATCCTGACCAGCACCAATATACAACTTGTCGCCCCAATTCACCAGACACGCACCATCATCACCAGAAACAGTGACATCCACACCGACAGCACTTTGGAGAGTCGTAAAGTTACCCCCAGTGGAATGCAACACCTTGGTGCTGTTCACCAGCATCAACCTCGGAGTGGCACCCGTGAACCAATGCAACTGCCACGGTGCCCAAGTCCCACCCACAGCAGTCGTGTTTATGCGCTCATAGCCGCCACGACTAAAGATTCCGCCACGGGGGTCAATCTCCACATTCAGCATCTTTGGCGACTCGTTATCAGCCAACTGGAACTGGTCGGCACGAAAGTTCAATCCGCCAGTAAAATCCTGCTGCTGATAAATCTGAAGTTGAGCCATTACTGCCCCAGCGTCTTACCCAACTGCTCCAACCAACCCTTGTGGGTTGGACGACCACGAGTTTGACCATGAGCCATAACCAACTGACCATGACTGGAAGGCTTGGTGATATTGCTCCTAGCCAACTGCACACCCTCATCAAACGCCTGCTTATAGACGGCAGCCATCTGGGCATCCTCAAGTTTCTGATAGATGCGACTGCACGCATAATACACCAACGGGAAATGCAGCGACGGAGCGGCATCAACAGCCCCGCCCGTCGTCTGCCAATCAATCGGCTCACGATACGCCCGCACACTCAAAGTGCGGACATTGTTCGGCTTCGGAAACAAATGGATACTGCCACCCCACACCGCATAAAACAACGGGTCACCAGCCGTGTCATACGACCCAATATAGGTCTGCTCAGCCATGTCATAGCCGACCATGTCCAAACGGGCACCCACACCCACATTGTCAATCACCGAAACAACCTGCGAAATCGGGTCGGCGGTAAACGCCGCCACCGAATACGCACGCTGATTAGCAACAGTGCTAAAAGTAAAACTGGTCTCCAACCACGACCAACGCTTCTCCAAATCCAGAATCCTGTAGTAGCCGTCCCGAATATACAGATTCAACAGACTGTCTGGCAAATCCTCGGCATCCAAATCCACGATGTCACGGACAGTCTGCCGCAACACCGTAGCCGTCATCGTCTGGTACGCCATACCTAGACCCCCTTGGACTTGGTCGCTTTACGCCCCTGCGGCTTCACAACGACAGGCGGGACATCGCCCTCAAACGGGACACCACCAGCCTGAACAGACGCATCCCCCAAGGAACTCTGTCGTTGCCCATTGACGGGCGAACCATAATAGGCTTGTGCATGAACAGGCTTGTTACTCATCACAATTAGGGGTTTCGTTCCCGAAACCCCCAAATAACAGCCTATTTCAGTTTCTTGGCAGCCCTCGCAGCCTTACGGGCAATCTCTCTGGCGTTCTTCACATTGAACTCATCCAAAGTTTGCTTCAGTAACTTCTGCAACGCAGACATACGCTGCTCACCCCCAGGAATCAGCACACGCTTACCATCCTTCATGCGCTCGGTCAAACGGCGACGATTGAACGACTCAATCTCACGCTTGCCTTCCTTCATAATGAACTTCGGGTCATTGAACTTGCTGACATACTTGCCAGTGCTGCTCTTTACGCCTTTGGCTTCCGAAGCACGACTCTTGGCGGCATCAGCGTAAAATGAACGCCCGACAGCCTTGGAGGCTCGGCGGGCACCACGCTTGATACCAGCCTGACGCATACCCTCGGCACGCTCAAAACCTGACATCTTTGCAAAAGTTTCGTCAGGGATGTTCCGTTTGCGTCCCTTTGGTTTCGGCTTAGCCATAATCACTCCCTGTACTTTTGGATATCTTTAGCAGCAGGCAACTTCGCCCTTTGGGGCGACATACCTGCTCCTCTAAGTAGTTCTTTTGTTCCCCTGTAGCCACGGATAGCACCCTTGACTATTTGCGGAGACTTGATTAGAGCCAAACTAAGCAACACGCTTTTAGCAATATCCTCATCTGGACCCTTGGTGACTAGTCTGCGTCCTTCTTCGGCGCTGGTAACAAACCCCATCGGAGTCAACCACTCATATATGGCATTCAACTGATTGCCTTGACGACCTATGTTTTTCGGATTATAGGTGCGCTGCCAAACTTCTATGGCTTTGCGTTGGGCATCCAACGCCTGAGCGGTACGGGCATCAACTGGACCTTGGCTGCCGCCAGACAGTCGGGTCAGAAAACCCAACAGGTCATCCAGCGAAAACTGTGGCTTACGCCCCTTTGCCACGGCGCTTGCGCTTTCCCATGGAAGCGTCCTCATAAATCGTGTAACCTGCCGCACGCTTCGCACGGACACGGCGACCATACTCCGTATCCTTAGCCATTTCACGCTTCATCTGAATACGCCACGGATGCTTCGGGCTTTCGCCACGCAACTGTTTGCCACGAGCGAACTTGCGGCGCTGCTCACCCAAATCGTGACCACTCAACTCAATAGCAGGCTTACGACCCTTGGGCATCAGCGGACCCTGCGACCAGCGGCACCGCCACCCTGACGCATATTCGCCAGAATCAAACGGTACACATCCTGCATATACTTGTCACTCGCACGGTTCGCCACCTCAGCAGCCATGTCGTCACCATAACGAGAAGCCATTGGATTGGCAGCCCTGTTGTTGGTCACCTGATTGGCAAAGTCGCTAACGCCACCTTCGCCAACCGTATCCCCACCAAGCGCCTGCGAAAACATCTGCGGCGACGGATAATTGAATGCGTCCTCGGGGTTGAAGTCACGATAGGTTTGACGGGCACCCTGCCCACTACGCTCCATCATCGCCAAGACAGCAGCCGCAAGCGAGTTCAACCGACGCTCCATCGCATCAGACGAATTGGAAGATTTACGCTTCTTAGCCACTATTTACCCCCAGCCCAATTCTTGCCAGCCTTACGCATGACATCCATATGCTTCTCAGCCATCTTCTTTGTCTTCGCCATCGCACGCTTCTTGGTCGCAGTTCTGGCGAACTGCGAACCCAACTTCTTCGCTACGCTGGGCGCATATTTGGCAGCCTCTTTGGCTGCGTCATCCCAGAATCCAGCAGGGCGAGCAAGCCCAGTAATAGCAGGCTTCTTAGTCATTTTTCTTGTACTTTCCTTTGTACTTCGGCGTTAGTTTCGCACCTGATGTTTTTGCGGGTTTGTCTTTTGGATAACGACGAGGCGTATTCCGAGATGGTTTTACACCACGCACACGACTACCGTCGTTATATACGGCAATCGGCGGATTGCTCATCAAATAATATTTGATTTTTCGCTCTGGACGCTTTCCACCAAAACGATTTGCGTCAGACAATTGGTCCCTGTATGAACCCTGTTCACGGCGGCGTGGGCGCTGAATGCTGCTCAACGGGTCGTTGGCAACATCACCAACATTCAACTTTTTCGGCAAAAGTTTCCGCTTTGGACGCTGAGCCGATATAGCATCCCGAATAATGTCATCCAAACCTTGACGCTTAGCCATCAGCGGTAGCCTCCACGCTGACGGGCACCTTTGGCAGCCTTACGGACACTGGCATTTGGTCTCAATCCACCAGCCTGATTTCTTGCAGCCCTAGCCTTTGACGACAAAACATCAATTTTCTTTGGACTCTTGCCAGTCTCATACGCTTTACGAGCGGCACCCTCATACGACCTAGCACGCTTCCGAGCCATTTCGTCGCTAATGTCCAAAGCCTTGCGACCAATTCTGTGTGAACCTTTTTGTCCGCCACGAATGGCACGACCCATGGAAGTTGATTTTGGAAACTTCCGATAGATGTCAATAGATTTCTGTGACAAGGTTTTTCTTGCAACAGCCTTTGCGCCTTTTTGGATGATAGGACGAATAATGTCATCCAACACACCCTGAGGGCGGGCAAGCCCGTCAATCGCAGGTTTACGACCTTTAGCCATAATCAGAATCCTTTGGTGCTGGTGGGCGGGGGCTTCATCCCCCGCCCACCAATAACCGATTCGTTCCTGAAGGAACTAGGCGGTCTTCGCCGTCAGTTTGCCCTGCTTCTTGGCGTTACGGCAAGTGAGGTTGCCGTAGCACATGATGAGGGCGTAACGGGCATCAAGGTTCTCAGGGCGGACAAACTCCGTCTGAGCGAACCACTTGCCCGAGTGACCGACGAGGGTCAGGTACTTGCTGTTCAGGAAGTACACGACACCAGCCGTGCAGTGCGTGTCAAAGGTGACAGGCGCTGCCTTGTACAGCAGGTTCTGGAATCCAGCATCCGCCGTCTTGGTGTCCGTGAAACGCAGGCTCGGGACGAGCAGCGCCTCGTACTTCTCAAACAGAGTCTGAGTCGTCAGAATCATGTCGGGGTGGTCGTTACCGACCGACACCGTGTTGTACGCCGTCGCCATTTGGGCGAGGGTCAACGCAGTGGCGGTGTTCTCCTCGTAAGAACGCCAGTACTCGTTACCAGCGGTCGCACGGTTGATACCACCAACGGTACCAGATGCCTCAACGATGTTGCCGAGACCGTTCCAGTCCTTGCCGCTGTTACCAGTTCCGTCCGCAAAGAACATCTGGTTGAAACCTTCACGCATGGACTCCTCAGCCTGCATGATTTTGGCTTCCAGCAGGTTGATGATTTCCTGCTCACCGTTGTTCTTCGCTTCCTCAATGCCCGAGATG